GGAGGCTTAGCTCAGCTGGTTAGAGCGCCTGCTTCACACGCAGGAGGTCACTGGTTCGAGTCCAGCAGTCTCCACCAAGAAAAACCTCGTAACTATGCGGGTTACGAGGTTTTTTCATTTTCTGACTTTTTGGCATTTGTTAGTAACGTGTTAGTAACCGCGTTTATCAGCGTTTCCGGGTCAAGGTGCGTGTAGACGTTGGCGGTGGTGGAATAATTGGCATGACCGAGGACTTTTTGAAGAATTTCAGGGGCAAGACCTTCCTTAACTGCGCGGGTGGCGTAAGTGTGCCGCGTGGCATGGGGGGTCTTTTTTGCTATCTTGAGCTTTTCCAGCAGGGGGTAGTAGTCACGGCGGCGGAAGTTGGCCGCAACCTTCTGACCTTCGTAGCCGGACAGAAGCAGACCGCCCTCAGCCTTCTGGGCGAAGTATTCAAAGTAAGCTTTGCCCTCCGGCCGGATGGGGATAATGCGGTTTTTGCCCGCTTCCGTTTTCTCACCGCCCACCACATAATCCTTGTGGTAGTCCTTGAGCGGCAGGCTGAACAACTCGCCGATGCGCATGCCGGTGGCGAGGAGCATGAGGACGATCTTGGCGGCGTCGCTGCCGTCCTTCTCCAGCTTTTTGATCTCGGCGGCGGTGAAAATCTCTTTTTCCTTTTTGACGTTCTCCGGCAGCTTCACAAACCGGGCGAAGTTGTTGGTGCAGATTTCTTCGCGCACGGCCCATGTGGACATTTGGGTGATGAGCTGCTTGTATTTGTTTACCGTGGAATGGCTCTTATCCATGTACCTGTCAAGGACGGCCTGGAAGTCTGCGGTGCGGAGGCTGCGGAACTTCCGGCCGTGCAGCGGCTCGAATACATCATAGGCACGGTCATAGGATTCGACGCCCTTTTCGCCGATCTCGCGGTAATGCTCAACCTTCCACTCCTCAAAGACTTCCTTGAAGGTCATATTATACCGTTCGGTAAGGCTTTTGCCGGAGAGCTTTTCCAGTGCCGCCAGCGCGTCGGTTTTCTTTTCGTAGCAGCCAATGATAACACGATTCTTGGAGGCTGCCCACGGCCTTTTGCGGCGGCCTGAAAGCTTATAGACACTTCCGGCACCGTTGGGACGCTTCAATGCCCTGCGCGGCTCCTGCGCCTGCTTTTTCCCGCACCACGGACAAAAAACAGACGAATCCGGCATTTCGTGTTTGCATGATTTGCAAAGCATTTGACATTCCTTTCCGGGTATGCTACCATAAAAGGGTAGACTACTCCCTGTGGTAAGGCGGATATGTTCTACACGACTGCTCCGGTCTCGCACACCGGGGCAGTCTTTTTTTGTTTTATGATACTATTCGGGCGTAGAAGAAAGAAGCTCCTCCATGTTTTTAAGAAGCTCTTTCGCCAGATTACCGGTTAAAATAACGGAAGAAACGACCTCTTCTTGTGTCTCCGTGATACTATTATCCCCGCGGCTGAAAACAGGAGAAGATTGTGTAAAATGAAGAAGAACCTCGCTCTGGTCATTCTTGACAGAGATCTGGAATCCGTTTGCATAAGCGTACATATTGAACCTCCTTACATTTCCTTCAACTCTGTGGATTGATATACAGGCGGTGTTGTTGCTCTGGTATGCCATTTTCCGGGGAAAGTTACTGTTGTCGCCTGCGACTGAATATGGGCGGGTGTATGGGGAACGATAGGAGACTGGAGCGACAGGCCCAATTTTGACGCGATTTTCACCAGAGATTGAAGCGTAAAGTTACACTCACCCTTTTCCCACTTAGAAACCATGCTTTGAGAAACTTCCATAAATTCGGCGAACTGCTTTTGCGTCATACCTCGTTCGATACGTTGAGTGATGATTTCACCGCAAATAATTGCTTCTAAACTAGCCAGTGTGGCTTCCTCTGCGGAGAGTGAGGCGGAAAGCCCCACCAACAGATCGTTCATACCTTGAGACATCTTAAAACTCCTCCTTAAACCGTTGCAACCGCGAAAGCGCTGGATCAATATACGGGGTGTAATCCGTTTTGCGCTTACCTTCCCGCTCATAGAAGGCAAGAAGCAAAACCGGCTTGCGGTTTGGGAGAAACGAATACAAAATGCGAATGTTAAAGCCTTTCCCCGCTAAGTGCATACTGTATAAGCCGCTTTTGATCGGCTCGAACTCCTTGTGTTGTGTCGCACTAACACCGAGAGCTAACAGTATGCGCAGGCGCAGCAAAATAAGCCTGAACACAGCATCTTCGACACCGGATTCAGCAATTAAAGCCAGCAGTTCCGGCAATAATTCCTCAGAGGCATCGATGGATGCAAAATAGTCCTGAAGATAGCTCAATACTTCATCTTTGTTCATTCGGTTCTCCTTTACAATATAGTATTACCTATAAGTAATACTATATTCGCATAATATTACCTGACGGCACAAAAGTCAATCCGGTTTTATGATATTTGTACAAAATAACGAAACGATATGCCGCTATTCCGTTATTTGTTTGCGTTTTTTGAAGGTTCTGCCGGAATTTAGCTAAGGTAAATAGTCCTGAAAGAGAAAGTTCGCATCGACCCGGAGGGCACCGAACAGGGCGCACAGCACCTGCGGCTTTGGGAAGCTGATGCCGTTTTCATAGTTGGTGATGGCGCTGGGGGTTACGCCCACCAATGTGGCCAACTCCTTGCAGGACATGCCACGCTTTTTCCGGGCTTGTTTGATGCGGTTGCCGATACTCATAATGACCGTCCTCCTATGCCATAGATGTAAAGATGTGGCTGAGTATAAATGTAAAGGCAGACGGGAAAAGCAGTGCGGTGAAAACCCAAATCAGTGCAGTGAAAAGCACAGCGGTCTTTCTGGCATTACGCAGTTTTTCTGCTGCGTCATAGACAGAGAGTGTCGCGTTGTATTTTAGGGCTGTATAGTATTCGACGGAGTTTTTTTCAGCGTTCCTCGTATTTGAGGAAGTGAGTGTGAGCTGCTGGCAGGCACCGAATTTTTTGAAAAGAATGATGGAAACGATCAGCAAAGCCAATGCAATCAGGAAGAGAACGGTGCCAAAGCCATTGCCGAACTTGTTGGTTTGAAATTGAATAAACAGGCCGACGATGAAAACAATTAGGCCACAGTTAGAAAGAGAGGTTGCGTCGGATTTCGTATATTCAGCTCGTGCGGTGTAATAGGCACATTGGGCGGCAAAATACTCCGCAGCGTATGATCCCGCTTGTGCCATATCCCGGTCGCTGTAATTGTGCTGGTACGGGAGTTGAAGCGGTGCATCCGGATTTAGCTCATGTTCTAAGCCAGGTATTCTGTCACAGGTGAAGAAACTTGAGAAAGTTCCTTCGCGCTCCTCGCCATCCCAATATTTGATCTTAAATGTGGGGTGTGCCTTTGCGTAAAAGAATCCCACCAGAACAGAGGCGGCGCAACAGATTAAAAGCAGCATCCAATTTGGCATAGTGTTTTCCTCCTTACACCGGGATGGGGAAGCGGCGCTTGGTGATAACACGACCCTGACAGATCAGGGTGCGGTTGCTGCTGGGGCCGAGGATCACATCAGCGTCGGAACGCTTCCGGTTGAGAGAGAACAGGTACACCATACCCAGCGGGTCACGGTAATACTGCTTGCAGACGGTGCCGCTATCCACGCAGAAAATACCAATGTCGCCGTTGACCATAGCGTCGTGGTTGACAAAGACGATGGAGCCATCCGGGAAATACGGTTCCATGGAATCGCCCTGAAGGCGGACGGCAAAAGCAGCGCCCTGGGGATCGTCCGGTTTGAGGGTGTACGGCTCAAAATCCACACCCATGGTAGGGACAGCGATACCGGCGGCGGCAGGCTCCGCGTAGAGGTTGATGACCTTCGGTTCATCCTCCAGCATGGCACCGTTCATAAAGCGGGCTTCGTCCTCCATGCGGGCCAGCTCCGTATCGGTCAGGTCGCGCACGGCCTGACGGCCCCAGTTGTCCAATTTATCATAATCCCGCGCCATGCGCATAGCCTCGTCCGACACGGACGGGGCTTTTTTTGTTTTAGAAAAGCCGGTATTGAGAAGATCGTCGCCAGTGACGCCAAGTGCATCCGACAATAGCTTGATTTTCTCAACGTCTGGCTCACGATAGCCGAGTTCATAACCCGTGATGGTGGTCTTAGATACACCGATAGCCTTTGCAAGGGCTTCTTGTGTCAGGCCCTTAGCTTTTCGGTAAGTTCTGACGCGATCTCCAAGTGTCATGTTTATCACCTCTTGCTTGCATTATATTTGCTTATCCTCGGCTTGTCAATAAAAAGTTCACACCATGCAAACTTTTTGCGCAAAAGTACTTGACAAGTTTGCGTAACGAGAATATTATAAAAACGAAGATTGCGAAACGCAAACTTATGGGATGGGAGGTGAGAAAATGTTTCCCAATCTTTTGGGGCAAAAAGCTGCTCGACATCTGACGGACGAGGATATGGCGGCCATTATCGGTATTAGCCGGACTGCCTATCAGGCCAAAAAGAAAAGCGGTCGTTTTACCGCTGAAGAGTGTCACAAATTCTGTACTTATTTTGGCAAGAGCTTTGAATACCTCTTTGCTAAAGACGGAGACGATTACGCGAGTTGAGCGTAAAAAAACAGCCCGCGGACGGCGGGCAGGGAGGTGAGAGGAATGGGGATTGTAGGGCCGATGGGCGTATACGGGGCTGCGAATGACACAGACCTGACGCAGCACCTTGTTGCAGAACTGCGCAAGGCGATGGAAGCCAAGAGCGCAGCGCAGCGGGACGCGAACGGAAACAAATATGTGCCGGTGGACTATTTCGTGGTGTGGCAGACCGTGGAGCTGCTTGAGCGCCGTCTACTGCCGACCGACCAGCAGCCCGACAAGGGTATCACGGAGATCACTTGATACCTCCGCTGTATCGCAAATGAGGTGCAAGGCGGCATCCAGCGGCATTTCATCAGTAAGCTGCGGAAGCTGTAATGCGGCTTGCCATAGTTCCGGGTGATCTCGGAACAGAGGAAACAGTTCATTGGCGATGGCGCGGTTCATGCGGCGGTCATAACAGTCGACGCGCAAATGGGACAGGTTCTGCGCGACGAATTGGCGCAGGGGCTGCCCGTCAAGTTCCAGCCGGTCTTGCCGGGAGTTGGCGATGTAGTCAGGAAAAGAGGCGTATATGCCGCGACATGGCCACAGAGGGGCATCCTCCCGGTGTTCATAGACCCATGACAAAGCACACCATGACATGACCTCGCACAGCGTTTCCGACAGCCAACGATAGGCACTGCACACGGGCTTATGGATCACGAAGTGGCACAGCTCATGGGCGAACTGGTAGATATGCTGCTGGGGGTAATTCCCCTCGGTGGACAGGAAAATCAACTGGGCACCGGAAAAGCATTGCGGTGTTTCCGAAGAATTCAGAACAGTCAGGCGCGGGTATTGGCGGAGAATGTCTTTTCCGAAGATGTTTTCAAAGGCAAGGCAAACACCGCCCAGCGTGGCGGACATTGCGAAAGCACAATCGGGCGAAAATCCACCGGATTCTAATGATGCAGCAACAGCCCAGTTCTCATTTGGCGCATAGAAAATTGGATAAAAAATCACAAGAACACCGCCTTTCCTCTCAATTCTACCATGAAAGGACAGACGGCACAAGAAAAACCACCTTACCACAGGAAGGAGAAACCAATGATCGAGACATTGCCTATGCCCGGTCGCCGAAAGGGAACTTTTTTCCGGATGTGGCGAACCTGACGGCAGGTCTGACGCCGGAGATCTCGGAGCCGGAGAAGTCCGGGCCGGACTGGATCGACGAGCTGCTGGAGAAACTGCCGCCTAACACGCCTGACCCGATTACCCGATATGCCTCCGAGCATGGGATCACCTGGGGCGAGGCGAAAAAGGCGTTGGAGGGCCGGACATGAGCAGAGAATCATTCATCATCCGCTATCCGGACACCGACGCCGGAAAGAAGGCGTGGAACAAGGCATATGGGCTGAATGCTATCTATGCGGGAAAGCACTGGTCGAAGCGGCGGGACGACGCGAGACTGTGGCACACGCTGACGGTAGGCGCTATCAACGCCGCCCACATTCGCACGCGGCCTTTTGAAAGGCCCGTAGTACTGACCTTTCAGTGGAATGACAGGCTGGATTGCTCCAACCACGCTTACATGGCGAAGCTGATAGAGGACGGCATGAAGGGTATTTTGCTCCACGACGACAGCCGCCGGTGGGTGAAAGGCATTGAGCATTATTTCCACGACAAGCCCTACATACGTGTGACGGTCACGGAGGTGGAACCATGAAAAACGGGATCTGGAAAGTGGAGACGGCGAGGCTTTGCTGGGCCTGCCAGATAGACATGATCCCCGAGTATATTATCCAGCCCACCCGCGAACAGCGGCGCGACCCGGTGAAGGATCGCTGGGAGAGCGGCGTATGTGAGCGCTGCGGGCGGAAACAGAGCATGACCAAGCTTCGGAGGTACACCATGAACCGGGCCGGGCTGGTGGCAAGGGGGCGAGAAAATGGGTAAGCAGCATCTATCCCGTGATGAGCGGCTGATAATGAAAGGCAAACTGCAAGGCACACAGGAGTGCATGGACATGGTGGCGATGGTGCTGATCGACAAGTGCGGCTGGCACGTCCAAGAGGAGACGCCGGACAGCCGCGACACGTTGAGTATCGCGTATCTGTACGAGTGCCTGGAGAAGCTGGCGGGGGAAATAAACGAAGGCCGCATCAAGCGGAAGCACATCAAGGACGTGCTGAAGGACGAGTGCGGCGTGGTGTTTGGAGATTGACATATGATCTATACAAATTCCCCGATAGCGTTGCAGCTGGAGAAAGGATAAACGACATGAGCAAAGAAGAATACAGAAGCCGGGTCTATACAGACCGGCCGCCCTATGCGGATTTTGATGCACCGGCGAAGTTTCAGGCAATAGAGAGCATCATTGCAAAAAGACTGACACAGCATCCCAACGCCATCTGCTCTTATTCCGGTGGTGCGGACAGTGACATACTGCTGGATCTGATCGAGCGGACGCGGGAGAAATTCGGCCTGAAGCCCGTAAAATACGCTTTCTTCAATACCGGTCTTGAAATGAAAGCCACGAGAGACCATGTGAAGGCAACAGCGGCGAAATACGGGGTAGAGATCACAGAATACCGACCGAAGACCAACATTGTGCTGGCGTCGAGAAAATACGGCATTCCTTTTGTATCAAAGATCATGTCCGCGGGATTGTCAGAGTGGCAAAAGAAGGGCGTTCCTTTGTCTGTGGCCGACGAATATGACGCTGCCGAGGATAAGGAGGCAAAACGTCAAGAACTGCGGGAGCGATACCCCAAGTGCGAAAGCGTTCTGAACTTCCTGTGCTGCTGCAATTCTAAGGGAGAGCCGAGGCCGAACATCCAACTGGTAATCAACTCTTCCAAGTACATGCGGGACTTTATCAACGAGTTTCCGCCGGGCTTTAAGATCAGCGCAAAATGCTGTGATTACTGCAAAAAGCAGGTGGCACATAACGTCCAGAAGGATTTCGACATGATTATCACAGGTGAGCGTAGAGATGAGGGCGGTATGCGTTCAGTTCCCAGAAAAGACAACACGGCCCTGTGTTTTACGGAAACCAGTTCCGGCCAGTATCGGCTCAGACCTTTGTACTATGTCTCCGATGCGGATAAAGCGTGGTATAAGGAGCACTATGGGGTACGGTATTCAGATGCCTATGAGGTCTACGGTCTAACGCGGACAGGGTGTTGCGGATGTCCAATTTCGTATAAGGCTGTGGCTGATTTAGAGCTGATTCGCCCGTATGAGCCAAATGTGGTGAAGGCTGCGTGGAACATCTTTGGAAAATCGTACCTGTATCGACAGAAATATAACGATTACAAAGAGATGCGGAAGAAGGATGAGACGCAGAAAAGAGCGAGTAGGTCGGAATTTGAAGGACAAATGAACATGTTTGGAAGGTGATGGCGATGAATGAACTGTGTGTATCTTGTCATTTCGCAAGGATGCGTGATGATATTTGCGGTATTTACTGCACCGGCGGATTTGTGGAAAGTGATGGTAAATGCAGGCATTACAAGGACTGTGAAGAAGAATTAGGAGAAACTGACATGACAAGAGATGAGATCGTGACCGCGCTGCGGTGCTGTGCAGAACCGGGGCGAGACTGCGAAGAAGATTGCCCAATGAACGAGATAAGCCGTGAACCGTGTCGTAAAGTATTGGCTCCGGCCGCCGCCGACCTGATCGAGAACCAGCAGCGGGAGATAGAAGCGCTGCGGTGGGCCAATGGGGGGGGTCTGGTGACAAAATCTGCCGTGCAGCGCTGGAGGCATTCGGGGAAAGGGCGCAGATGACAATGGCCATCGAGGAAATGAGCGAACTGGCAAAAGAACTCTGCAAGCGCTGTCGTGGCCGGGACAACGTGGAAGCCATTGCAGAGGAGGTCGCCGACGTGCAGATCATGCTTCAGCAGTTGGTGATGCTGTTCGACTGTGCGGGGCAGGTGGAAACATTCCGCCGGTACAAGCTGGAGCGGCTGGCGGAGCGGATTGAGGAGGTGAAGGGATGAGCAATAAACAGACCATCATGCAATTAGCCAACGAGGTTATCAGGTACCTAAACGCCTGTGCCGATGAGGCTTTTGTTGAAAGCGTTTTGGAGTGTATCAATGACGGCGTGGAGTTCGGCGAGGACGAGATTAGGGAGGTGGAGTGATGGCGAAGTACATTGACCAGTCTGTAGCGATTGCGCGGCTGACCCATATAGAAGTGACAAAGCCCACGGCTACCATGACGGATGCCAAGCGCGCACTGGCGGATATGTTTCCGGCTGACGTGGCGTCGGTGGTGCATGGTCGGTGGGTTCACCATGATGACGGCGTAGTTACTTGCAGTGAATGCGGAAACGCAGAATCCAGTGAAAGCTACTATTGCAGGTATTGCGGGGCGAAGATGGATCTGTAAGAAACCGGCACAAATGAAAATACGATGGGAAAAGGACACGCTTGACACCGAGGAATGAAAGGCAGGTGGGGCGCATATGGCGAGCGGAAGCTATCGGCAGGTGTATGTGGTGTGCCCCTACTATGTGACGGACAACGGCAGAGACAGGATCGTATGCGAGGGGCTGACCCCCGGCGGGCAGAACCAGACCTTTTACCAGAAGCGGCAGGACTACGCCTTGCAGATGGAGCTGTTCTGCTGCGGGGATTACTGGCGCTGCGAGATATGCGCCGCGCTGGATGCGAAGTATCGGGAAGATGAACCGTGAGACAAGAGGGGCTGCGGCCCCTCTTTTGTCGTATGCGGTGGTGGGATAGAAATTGCTGTTTGGGGTTTGGTAACATGGTATACAGGACGGCACAGGCGCTGCCGTAAAAAGCGCCTGACCGCTGTAGGGCGGGACAAAGCTGCCATATGGCAGATGGTGTGCGCGGGAAAACGCCGCGAGGGTAGGACGCGCCGACGGCAAACGTCAGCGGTGGGAGACGGGCGCGTTAAAACAGGATTTTGTATGGAGGGGTGGTGACGAGTGGCCAATGAGAAAAACCTTATTCCGCATCAGTTTACATCAGACCAAAACCGTGAAGAAGCCGCGAAAAACGGCAGGCTGGGCGGGAAAGCGTCCGGGGCTGCGCGGCGCCGAAAAAGAAGCCTGAAGGAAGCGGCTGACCTGTATCTGTCTCTCCCCGTGGAGGATAAGCGGCGCTGGAACAAACTGGCCCGCCGGTATCTGGACGCGGAGGAGATCGACAACCAGATGGCCATGATCGTGGCGCTGTGGGACGGGGCCATGTCCGGTGACGCGCGGTCGGCCAAGGTGCTGATCGACCTGATCGGCGCGGAGGGCGAGGAGCAGAGCGGCGGCGAGACGCTGGAGATCACGGGACTGCCGGAGGAGTACAAGCGATGATACTGGATATGTCTCAAGTCAGCGACAAGCAGGACGCTTTCCTGCGGGACGACCACCGGCATGTGGCCTATGGCGGGGCGCGAGGCGGCGGCAAGAGCTGGGCCGTGCGCACCAAGGCCAAAATACTGGCCTGCGAGTATCCCGGCATTAAGCTGCTGATCGTCCGTAAGACGTACCGGGAGCTGGCCAACAACCACATTGACGTGCTGCGCCCGGAGCTGCACGGCATTGCCAGATACAACAAGTCCGACAAGGTGTTCACCTTCCGCAACGGCTCCACGCTGGCCTTCGGCTACTGCGCCACGGACAGCGACCTAATGCAGTACCAGGGCGCGGAGTATGACGTGATCTTTCTGGACGAGGCGGGGCAGCTGCAAGAGGACTGGATCAAGAAGATCAACGCCTGTGTGCGCGGCACCAACGGCTTCCCCAAGCGCACCTACTACACGCTGAACCCCGGCGGGCCTGCCCACGGGTACTTCAAGCGCCTCTTTGTGGACAGACGCTTCGAGGACGGGGAAAGGCCGGAGAATTACAGCTTCATTCAGGCCCTTGTCACCGACAACAAGGCGCTGATGGCCACACAGCCGGACTACATCACAGAGCTGGAGAATCTGCCGCCCAAGCTGCGGGAAGCGTGGCTGTACGGCAGCTGGGATATCTTCGAGGGACAGTTTTTTGAGGACTTCCGGCCCGATCCGCCGGTCAAGCTGGCCAAGGACTTGGGCACCACGGTGGAGGAGCTGCGGAAGCAGCACAGATGGTGCCATGTGATAGAGCCCTTTGAGCCGCCCCGTGGGTGGAACATCATGCGCAGCTACGACTTCGGCTACGGCAAGCCCTTTTCCGTGGGCTACTGGGCCGTGGACTATGACGGCGTGCTGTACCGGATCATGGAGATGTACGGCTGCACCGCTACCCCCAACGAAGGCGTGAAGTGGTCGCCGGACGAGCAGTTCCGCCGCATGGCAGAGCTGGAGCGCAGTCACCCGTGGCTCAAGGGACGGGAGATCGTGGACAGTGTGGCAGACCCGGCCATCTGGGACGCTTCGCGGGGTGAGAGCATTGCCGAGACTGCCATGCGGTACGGTATCTACTTCTCCCCCGGCGACAACCAGCGTATTCCCGGCTGGATGCAGGTGCACTACCGGATGCAGTTCGACGAGAACGGCTATGCCCGGATGTATGTATTCAACTGCTGCAAGGCGTTCATCCGCACCATGCCGCTGATGATGTACTCCGAGACCAAGCCGGAGGATCTGGACACCGATCTGGAGGATCATGTGGCCGACGAGGTGCGGTATATGTGCATGTCCCGGCCCATCAAGCCGGTGGTGCCGGTGAAACCGAGGATCATACTCAGCGACCCGCTGGATATGTTCAAGAGGTGATAGGAGGAACATATGGAAGAAACCAAGACAATGGAAGCTCCGCAGGCGGCGGCCATCGGGGCAGAGCAGGTGAAGAAGCTAACGGCGGTCTTGCAGAAGTACAAGACCGGGAAGGTGCGGACGGAGCACCGCATCATCGCCAGCGAAAACTGGTGGAAGCTGCGCAACGACGCCGAGGAGGGCGGCGACAGTCTGACCATGGCCAAGGAGGGCTTTAAGAGCGCGTCGGGGTGGCTGCACAACGTGATCGTCAGCAAGCACGCCGACGCCATGGAGGCGTACCCCGAGCCCAACATCCTGCCACGCGAGGAGGACGACCGGGCCGAGGCTCACATCCTGACGGCCATCATCCCCTGTGTGCTGGAGCAGAACCAGTTTGAAAAGACGTATTCCGACGTGGCGTGGCAGAAGATCAAGAGCGGCACAGGCGTATACAAGGTGGTGTGGGACACCGGCAAGCTCAACGGGCTGGGCGATATCACCATCAGCAAGGTAAACCTGCTGAACCTGTACTGGGAGCCGGGCATCACCGACATCCAGCGCAGCCGCTATCTCTTCCATGTGGAGCTGATGGATAGGGATTTGCTGGAGGAGCAGTATCCGGCGCTGGAGGGCAAGCTGAAGGGTCAGAACTTCATGACCGCGAAGTTCCTCTATGACGACACGGTGTCTACCGACGGCAAGGTGCTGGTGGTGGAGTGCTACTACCACCGCTATGTGCAGGGCCGGAAAACGGTGCAGTACGTCAAGTACGTCAACGATCAGGTGATATTCGCCACGGAGAACGATCCGGCATTGGCACAGCGGGGCCTTTATGACCACGGGATGTACCCCTATGTGTTCGACGCGCTGTTTCCCATCGAGGGCAGCCCCTGTGGCTACGGCTTTGTGGATATCTGCCGCAATCCCCAGACATGCATCGACCTGCTGAACACCAGCTTTGTCAAGAACGCCATGGCGGGCGCTACGCCCCGGTACTTCAAGCGGCAGGACGGCGGCATCAATGAGACGGAGTTTCTTGACCTGACCAAGAGCATCGTCAACGTCAACGGCAATCTGGGCGAGGACAGCCTGCGGCAGATTCCGTTTCAGCCGTTGGACGGCGTGTACGTCAGCTACGCCTGCTATGCCTTCGGCAAGGATTCCTTCGGTATTATTGATCCCGACGGCGGCGGCGCGGAGATGATCGTTCACGACAAGAGCGAGATCGGCGGCCCGCTGAACCAGTTCAGCACCATCGGCTACAAGTTCGAGACCAACGGCGCCACGATGGCCGAACTGGAGCAGTGCGCGGCATTGTGGCAGAAAGCCTATGACGCGGCGGGAAAACAAGCCCAGAAAGCAAAAACCGCCGCCCGCGAGGGCGACGGTGAGGGACGGTATCAGATCAGGAACATCGACGGACGGCTTATGACCGTTATCGACACCCAGAATGATACGCGGGACTTTAAGGCAGCAGAGGCATATTTGAAAACGCTGGTAAACACAGACCATCCGTTTTCCACGATTCTGATGGACGCGCAGCCTGTATATGTCGGCAAGGATTTGCCGGGAGAATATCGCAGTTCGGAATATACAAAAAGTATGCTCTCGAAATTGCGTGATGTGAAAATGCAGGCGGCCACTAATCTGGACGAGATGCTATTGCTGGCCGAAAACGGTGAGTGGCGGGAAAATGTAAAGCCGAAGCATGCCAAGGACGCACGGAACGGCTGGTATCGGTATGATACAGAATTTGCTATTCCAATCCTGAACGCAAAAAAAGCCGTAGACCACTATACAGTCTACGGCGGAACGCTGCTGATCCGCAATGATGCGGATGGGAAATCTTATCTATATGATTTGCTGGATGTGCAAAAAAAGAAGGTAATCAGCGCAGCCTCCTTCTCTGCGGAAACGCATTCGGAGGTATTACCGCCAAAACCTTCTACTGATAGTATATCCACTTCCGATGAAAAAGTCAACGGGAAGTTTTCCCTGAAAGCCTATTCGGATGTTGAGAAAAAGCAGCATGTCAAGGACGCAAAAGCATTTTTCGGCAGAACATACAAGTGGGCTGAGACGGGGTACATCACCACAGACGGTGCGCGGCTGGACTTCTCCGGAAAACACGAGGGCGGCCCCGGCGGCTACCGCACCGTGGATCACCGCGACATTCGTGACGCGCTGGGCGACGACTACGGCGGGGACGATTACAGCGGCGCAATGGTGCAGTTCATGGGCGAGGGCAATATCCGTATCAGCCCGGAAAGCGGCGGTATCAACCTGTCTGTTATGCCCACAAAGGCACAGATGGACACTCTGTCCGATTTCATCAGCAAGGAACGCGGCGAGGTCGTTCTTGATCTGGACGATACGAATGGCGTCACCCTGTCCAGCACGGAATATCCCAGAGGTACCCACAGCAGCAAGGTGCTGAACGATATCAAGGCTTTCTTTGAGACGGGCGCTGTGCCGCAGGTGTCGGAGCTGGGCAGGTTCCGGTATCAGCTGAAGAATTTCAGCGAACAGGCGGTTTCTACGGCGCTGTACGATGCGTTGAGCGAAAAGGCCACCCGCCAGAACCAGCTGATCCCCGTCAGCGTTATGCCGCGCTATATCAGTGAGAAACTGGGAATCGGTGGCGACATTTATATCCAGCGTGACCACGCCTATGAAAACATGGTCAGCAAGGAGCAGGCCATTCAGGATGGCCGCCCGACGCAGCGCAAGGGCGAGAATGTCCATTTCCATGATTTGGGTGTGGAGAAAATGACGCGGGCCATTATGAGCATCAACGAGCCGACCATGACCATTTCCACAAAGACAAAAGACGGAAATCCGGCGGTCATTATGATGCTGCCGGAATATGGAAACAACAATGCACCGCTGTATGCCGTGCTGAGTTTCTATTCCCGAAAAACGATCTCCCCCGAAAACCGAGAAACACGGCCGCACGTTGTCCTGACCATCGCGGAGCGGAATTTCTTTGAAGATGGCGGGCGCGTTGGCTGGGCTGAACTGATTCGTAACGCTGTCAAGGAAGGCCGTGTGCTGGATTTCAACAAAAAAGAGAGAAGCAGCCTGTCAGAGGTAGCCCAGTCAGCAGGACTGGGGGACATAACAGATGCATCCCTCAAGAAGAATTTAGCACAGTTCCAGAATGAAGTCAAGCAATTCAGAGAAAGTAACAATATTCGCTATCAGCTGAAATCCGCCACGGAGCTGGAGCAGGAAGTGCGGGAGCTGAAGAAGGAGCGGCGGGCGCTGGAGAACCGGAACAAGGTACTCACTGAGCGTGTGGCCAAGTGGCGCGGGGAGCTGCGGCGCACCGAGACGCCCAGCGTGCGCCCTGGCGACGTGAAGAAGCTGGGGCGGCAGTTCCTCAATGAGTACGGCAGCAGCACCGACTACCGCGCCATTGAGGGCGACATGACGGCGCTGGGCAACGCGCTGATGGCCGACGACGTATCCATGGACACCCTGCGTCCCCATGCCCGTGCGGCGGCGGAGAAGATCATCGACGGGGTGCTGGTGCAGTCGGAAAGCGGCGGGGAGCTGTTGGCTATCCGCGACCACCTGAAAAACGTCACGCTGCGGTATACCGATGACGGCTCTATTCCGGATTTCAAGGACTGGCGCAGGGCCAACCGGAGGATGCTGAAGATCAGCGACAAGAGCGGCCTTGACGTGGACGTGGCATACAGTGAGCTGACGGAGATGTTCGGCGAGGGCTATTTCCCCAGCACCATCATTCACCCCGGCGACCAGCTGCTGCGGATGAGCGAGGTGCTGGACAATGTGGGCCGCATTTATGAGAATCCTTTTGACGGCTACCGCGACGCGGCGGTGACGGAGCTTTCTGACCTGCTGATCGACGGCATGATCGGCGAGGACGTGCGGCAGAGCAATCCTACCTTTGCCGACCGGCAGGCGCTGGAGCTTCAGGAGGCCAAGGCACGGCTGACGCAGATGCTCATTAAGACCCGCGAGGGCCGTGACCGGCAGGTGGAGCGGATGCGGCGGCACTATCAGGAGCAGACCAGGGCCGGACGGGAGCGCCGCAATGCCACCGCCCTGCGGGCCAAGATCGCACGGCATACCGCCGACCTGTCCCGGAAGCTGCTGACCCCCACGGACAAGCAGCACATTCCGGAGAAGCTGCGGCAGAGCGTGGCGGCGCTGCTGGGCAGCATCAATCAGGAGAGCGCATACAGCTACGGCGAAAACGGAAAGCTGGTACATAACGCCGACGGCGACCCCACCAAGCGGACACAGGCGGCTATTGCCCTGAAAAACGCCTATGACGAAATTCTCAGGAGCGGCGAGGCGCTGGTAATTGACCCCGACCTGCTGGGCAGCGAGGGCGCGGGGCTGCTGGATCAGGTGATGGCGCTGGGCAACAAGCGCATTGCCGACATGAACAGCGAGGAGCTGACCACCGTATGGCAGGCGGTACGGGCCATTGAGCAGAGCGTGTCCACCTTCAACAAGAATCTGGCCATTGAGCGCTATGCCGGGGTGCAGGAGCTGGCGGAAGCACTGCGGGATAGTACTTTCTCCCGGAAGCGGGCCAACCGCAAGCTGGCGCTGGACTACTATGACCCGTATACGTTCTTCTACGCCTACGGCGAGGCGGGCATGCAGGTATACCGGACGCTGCGTAACGCGCAGGACAAGCAGAACGCCATGCTGAAAACCATTCAGGCAGCGGCGGAGAAGTTCATGGACAAGGAGGTCTACAAAAACCGACAGGAGCGCCATGAGTTCTTCGTGGGAGAAGATGGCCAGCGGCTGGTGCTGACCACGGGGCAGATCATGAACCTCTACAATCTGGTGGGGCGCGGCGAACAGGCGGTGCATCACCTGACAGTGGGCGGCGTGGTACAGCCTGCCATCAAGAAGAACGGCAAGCAGGCGGCCATTGAGCGCGGCACGGAGAACATCCGCCTAACGGCGGACGATCTGACCGCCATCACCGGTACGCTGAGTGATGCACAGCGGAAGGTGGCGGAGGGCTTCCAGAAGATCGCCAGCGGCGACCTTGCCAAATGGGGCAACGAGGCCAGCATGACCGTGTACGGCTATCAGAAGTTCACGGAGGGGAAATATTGGCCCATCAAGGCGGCGCAGGAGGGCACCACCCAGAACTCCGAGAAGGGCGCGGACGTGGCCCGCGAGATCAAGAACATGGGCAGCGCCAAGGCCCTGACCCCCAACGCCAGCAACGCGCTGGAGATGGGGGACATGTATGACGTGTTTGCCCAGAACGCCAGTGACATGATCCAGTACAGCACGCTGTTGGCCCCCATGGAGGACATCAACCGGCTGTACAACTACCGCTACCGTGACGCCAAGGGCAACCTGACCGGCAAAAACGTGAAGCACGTTCTGACGGATGTGTACGGCGAGGCGGCGCAAAAATACTGGCGGAACCTGATGCGGGACGTGCAGAACGGCATGGGCAGCACCGGTACCGACACCACCCGATTCATTGAGAAGATGGTGGGCGGCGTGAAGGGTGCCAGTGTGGGCTTTAACCTGCGGGTGGTGGCCCAGCAGCCCACGGCCTACATCCGGGCGGCGGCCATCCTCGACCCGTCTACGATGGCAAAGGGCATTGTGGGCGGCGCAACGGAGGGCAACGGCTGGGAAAAGGCCAAGAAGTACGCACCCATTGCCAGCATCAAGGACACGGCGGGCTTTGATCAGAGCAGCCGGTACAGCATCGTCCAGAACGTCTATGGCGGCGAGGGTGGCGTGATGGACAAGCTGAACGACTGGAGCGGCTGGGCCGCCGGTAAGGCGGACGCCGTGACATGGGGCGCTATCTGGAACGCCTGCGAGTGGACGGTGGTAAACGAGGGTGGTTATGAGAAGGGCAGCGACGCTTTCTTCTCCCGCGTGGCGCAGGTGTTCACGGAAGTCATTGATCAGTCTCAGGTAGTGGACGGCATCATGCAGCGGACGCAGATCATGCGGGACGCCAACGGCCTGACCAAGCAGGCCACGGCCTTTATGGGTGAGCCGCTGAAATCGCTGAACATGTTCATGCGCTCCTATGACGCATGGCGGTTTGAGCAGAATATCCCGAAGCGCAGTGCCGCCATGAAGAAAATGACCCGCACCATCGGGGCCGTGCTGGTGACGGACGTGGTGAACGCGCTGGTGCAGTCCCTTGTGGACGCCGCCCGTGACGACGACAAGGACAAAGGATACTGGGCGCGGTATCTGGAGAAGCTGACAGGCGTTACCGGCGACAAGGAGAAGGACACTTTCCTGAATGTACTGCTGGGCAGCAACCTCTGGGACAATGCCGACCCACTGGGGCGGATTCCTTACGCGAAGGACATTAAGTCGCTGATGCAGGGCTTCACGGTAAGCCGGATGGATGCCGACGCGGCGGGAGACTTCATCAACGCGGCGCAGATGTTTATTCGCAGCACGCAGGACGAGGGCAAGAAAACCACGCTGTATGCCGCCAAGCAGCTGCTGACGGCGGGCAGTAAGATCTTCGGCGTCTCTGTGGCCAATGTGGGCCGCGACGTGTGGGCCATTGCCCGAAGCGTGGCGCAGGAGAGCGGCAATGTCCGCATGATGTACGAAATGGAGCGGGCCATCTGGCGGCTTGCGCCGGACGCGGGCAACAACACCCGGTATTACAAGCTGCTGTATATGGCCATGGAGCAGGACAAGGAGGCGTACCAGTACATCTATGAAGATATGAAGAAGCGGGGGTACAGCGACAAACAGCTTCAGGACGGCATCAAGTCCGTTATTCAGGATTCCGGCGCGTCCGACGCTGACATGCGCAAGCAGCTGGAGGATATCGGGTACAGCGGAGAGGAAGCGCAGGAGGTCATGGACAAGTGGGCCTTCAAGGAGAAGTACGGGTATGACTACTCCGACAAGCGGGAGGCGTTTGCCGAAGGAACTATCACACGGCAGCAGCTGATCGAGGAAATGGTCAGCATCGGCGGCAAGACCCGCGAGGAGGCGGAGATGGCCGCGACGGTCTATGAATGGCAGAACGAGGGTGTGGACATCGAGAGCAACCAGACATATATCGTTAAGGCTTATGAGGAATACGGCAAGCCCAATGGCATTGACCGGGGTGATTTCGTATCCTTCTGCCGGCAGGCCAGCCAGACCCACGGCGACGGCAAGAAGGTGAAGATTCTGGCGCTGATCGACGGCATGGCGCTGTCTGCCACACAGAAGGACGCCCTGTATTACCAGCAGGGGTATGCGGAAAGCACCATAGGGGATGCGCCCTGGCACTGACAACAGCAAAGCGGCGGTGGGATAGAGTTTCCACCGCCGCTTCTGTTATGCTCTTTATAAAAAGGGAGGGATGGACATGAGCAATCTGCCCAACGCGGAGCAAAGCCCCCGCGTGGTAAACGGTGTAATCAAATGGTACGAGGGCGATACCTTCACCATGGATCTGGGTCTTGGACTGACGGATCAGGACGGGGAAGCGGTGACGCTGAATGCAGCGGACACGGTAAAAGTGACGTTTCGGGATAAAGGGGAGAACGAGGTGAAGGAATTTTCTTTTACCAACGTCAGCAAGGACACGGTGACGCTGGACTTTAACGCGGCGGTGACGGCACTGTTCCCCAAAGGCAGGTACACCTATGACGTGGATGTTACCCATGGGTATCGCACGACGATTGCCCACAGCAATAAGGTGGTGGTGGAATGAGGCTCGATATTCAGGCGGTTTTAAGCCCGCAGTTCAAGGCACGGCTGAACGGCACGATCTCGCGGGGGCTTCAGGTGGTGGATATCAACGAGGACACCGGTCATCTGATCCTGACACTGACGGATGGCCAGACGGTGGATTTGGGCAAGGTGGTCGGCGATACCGGCCCGCAAGGCCCCAAGGGTGACACAGGCGCAACAGGCCCGCGCGGCCCCGCAGGAGCGCAGGGCGCGAAAGGTGACACGGGCGCACAGGGGCCGAAAGGCGATACCGGCCCCGCAGGTGAAAAAGGTGAGAAGGGCGACGCCTTTACTTACGCAGACTTTACGGTGGCGCAGCTGGCGGCGCTGAAAGGTGAAAAAGGTGACAAGGGTGCACAGGGCGAACAAGGCCCCGCTGGCCCCAAGGGGGAGACCGGAGCACAAGGCCCCACCGGCCCCAAAGGAGACACTGGCCCTGCTGGCGACAGCTACACGGTAAAGGGACTGTATGCTACGCTGGCGGCTTTGCAGGCAGCCCACCCTACAGGAAGCGCCGGTGACGCGTGGTTCGTTGGTACGGCGGACAGCAACACCGCGTATCAGTGGGATGTGGACAAGGCGGCATGGGTGAACGTGGGTGCGCTGAAAGGCCCCAAGGGTGATACCGGCCCTGCCGGTGCAAAGGGTGATACCGGCGCACAGGGGCCGCAGGGTGATACCGGCCCCCAAGGGCCGCAAGGTGAGACGGGCCCACAGGGGCCTGCTGGCCCGAAGGGAGACCCCGGTGAGAAGGGCGCGGCGTTCACTTATTCGGATTTCACAGCGACGCAGCTGGCGGCGCTGAAGGGCGAGAAAGGTGACACGGGCCCCGCTGGTGCAGTTGGTGCGCCCGGTGCAAAAGGTGATACAGGCCCCCAAGGCCCGAAGGGCGACACCGGCCCTGCCGGAGCCGATGGTGCTCCCGGCGCGAAGGGTGACACCGGCCCGCAAGGCCCCAAGGGTGACCCCGGCGAAAAGGGCGCCGCCTTTACCTACGCGGACTTCACGGCGGCGCAGCTGGCGGCGCTGAAGGGCGAGAAGGGCGACAAGGGTGACACCGGCCCCCAAGGCCCCAAGGGCGACGGGGTGGAGGTGTCCGGCAGCAAGGGTCAGTATCTGGGCTTCACCGATACCGACACGCTGGGTGCGATGAGCCTGCCCAGCGCCAGCACCGGCAGCAAGGGCATCACTTATCTGGTGGACAGCTACGAGCGCACCGACACCGACAAGGCCGTCACCCCCAAGGCGCTGAACAATGTCTACAAACTGGTGCAGGATAAGGCAGACAAGTCCGTGTCCGCTGCCGCCACGCTGACGGCGGCGGGGTGGAGCAATGGCGTGCAGACGCTGGCCGTCTCTGGCGTGACGGCATCGGCCAACGGCAGCCTGCGCATCGCCCAGAGTGCCACCGACGAGCAGTTCGCCGCGTGGGGCGCGGCGCAGCCCCGTGTGACGGCACAGGCGGCGGGTTCGCTGACAGTCAAGGCGGCGGGCACCGTGCCCACGATTGATATTCCTGTGGAGGTGGTGATGGTATGATCCAGACAGAGGGTATTTTTGTGGGCGGCGGCGCCATTTCCGCGCCCATCATCGGCGAGGACTTCAACTGGTCGGGCGGTGACGGCACGTATCAGGTGCTGGACGATGGCGGCGGCAACTGGCGCATCAAGTTTCTGTCCAGCGGCACGTTCACGCCATTGAAAGACATGGTGATTGATGCATTTTTGGTAGGTGGCGGCGGAGGAAGAAGCTATGTACTCTGCGGCGGTGGTGGCGCAGGCTACACCACCACCGTGCGGTCTGTGGTGGTGGCGGCCAATACCGCCTATCCCATCGTGGTAGGCGCGGCGGGCAAAAACATTACTGAAGGTAGTTTGAACGGTACGGATGGTGGCACAACATCGGCATTCAGCGCAGCGGCGGCGGGAGGAAAAGGCTCTACAACCGGTAAGGGAACGGGCGGTATTGGCGGTTCCGGAGATGGTGGCTCTGGCGGCGGCGGCTATAATTTGTCTGGCGTCTATGCAGCTCGCAGCTCAGCCACTGGTGGTACGGATGGCGGTGACGGTACGACAGCCAACACCGCTGGTGGCAAAGGGCAGGGCACTACCACCCGTGAGTTCGGCGAAGCGAACGGCGACTTGTACGCTTCCGGCGGCGGCGACAACCTGACCGCCACCGTGCCCAACTCCGGCAACGGCGGCGCTTATAAAATTGCTCCGGCGGACGGCATTGTGGTCATCCGGCAGCACAAGGAGGTGGCGGCATGAGATACGCGATCGTGACAGGTGGCGCGGTGACCAACATTATCGCCCTGCGGGAGACAAACGCCGGGGAGTTCCCCGACGCTGTGGCGCTCCATGACCGTCCGGTGGGTATTGGAGACACGTATAGTGAAGGAAAGTTCTGGCGGGATGGCGCGGAGGTCTTGACCGCCCAGGAAGAAATTGAGCAGTACAAGGCGGCTTTGCAGACGCTGGGGGTGGTGACGGATGAGGACTGACATCATGGCGCAGGCACAGGCCATTCGGGCCAGTATGGATGCCGCAGCGGTGGTGCTGACGGACGCGCAGGCGGCGGCAGCGCCGCTGCTCTACCGCCCGTGGGACGGCGAGGGGGCGGCCTATGCGGCGGGAGACCGGCGGCTGTATGGGGGGTACGTCTACAAGTGCCTACAGGCCCACACATCGCAGTCAGGCTGGAACCCGGCGGAC